TTTAGGTGGGATTTTTCTGGAAAGTTAAAAGAAAAAGGCCCCATTTATGGAGCCTGGACATTCAGTAAACTTGAATAAGCACTAGAATCTGACGGCGTTATTATGGCGGAGTGAATTAAAAGTGCCTTCATTAGATTTGAAAAGGCTTAATCGGATGGCTACATCGAAGTCTTTGGTATCCATCATATTGGGGATATCAAACAGCAATCCGATCCCATATTTCGTATAATCTATCCCTATCTTAGTTCCTATCTCGTCTTCTGTGTAATCATAGATTGCAGATAGGCTTATCCTAAAATCAGTGGATTTGAATGCTACGGATAATTCATGCATATAATGGCCCCATAGAGTTGGGAATACGGTATCTACATCGCGCCTGAGAGGATTGTAGAAATTCATCCTAACATCGCTGTAGTTAGTTATATAATCGATTCCCAATCCCAATTGCTGGAAAGATCCGAAATTGGAATGATTCACGTCGAAGAACATTCCTGTCCCAATAGAACCATTCTTATAAGCCTTACGGACCATCGTGGATAGGCCTATATTATAATCTCCTTCGAAGCCGAAGGTTAGAACTGGAGATACCACTAGATCATTTCCATCGCACTGGAACATCTTTTCATACAGAATGGTTACATTACTGTTATCGCGTATATTCTTAGTCGAAAATTGTATATCCGATTCTATATAAGAAGCTAATGCATATACAGGCAAAAGAAATAGAGCTATTTTTTTCATATATTCTCCATGGTTTCCAATAATCAAAGTTTTCTCTTATCTTTGTTTTTTTTCAACTGAAGTGTTATGGTTTTTCCAAAAATGGAGGATCTATGATTCATTGGATTAATTTGGTTTCTTTTTTAGTAACAGCAATAGCTTGCTTTTTCGTTTTTTATTACGCAAAAAAAGCTAACAAAGAGACTCTTGAGTTTATGAGAGAACGAGCACAATCCGAGACGGAGACTTTTAGAATGATATACGATCATAACCAAAGGATTCTGGAATTAGAACAATCACTATCTCAGATCAGGCTGCACTTTTCTTTGAACCTTCAGAAGAAGTAGAGGGAACCTCTGCTGGCTGAGTCAATGACTGCAACATCTGAGCAACCTTCACTATCTGGTCTAGGTCCATCCCCTGGAGCTCTTTAATGGCTTTGATAAGATTCAACGTACCCGCTGTTTTCTCTTCTTCAGCCCTTTGAATGCGTTCCGCAGAGACGGCAGCATCCAGTACAATCTTATTCTCCCTCTCATGAGCCAGAGAACGATCCGATTGCGCCTTAGATTGGAGAGACTCTGTAACAACTGCCTGATGTTGCATCGCCAGTTCCATTTCTGCTTGTTGTTGTTGTTGGATTGCTTGCGCCTTAGCTGCGACCACTTCTTCGAGTTCTTTTTTATCATGCAGATTTGAGTTTTTAACGATAAGCTCAGGAGGAATATCCACGCCCATAGTTTGAAGGGCTGCCAAGTGGAGGAATTGGGATTGTTTCTGGGTATCTGTGAGAATACCCTCTTCTACAACCACATTATATCTGGTGAATGCCTTGCTATAGAACTCAGGAGTTGGTTCTTGTTTAGTGATATTTCGAATCTTTTCAGGAGTATAATTTAGCTGCATCATCTTCAGGACTTTTTCACTGAGAAGTTCTTGAGATTGCTTGAGACCTTCGAAGATATGAGCCATGGGAACCCATCCGGCCTCTTGGCGCATCTTGGATAGCATTGCAGCCACCTCGATGTTCTCGTTCTCGGCCATTCCTATATTCTCACGAGATAGACCCAATGAAGCGAACATATCGTCTTTAAAGCCTTCCTCTAGTTGGAAGAAGGAAGGAGGGACGTTAGGGGCCTCTAAACGCTGTACGTCGGTCATCTGAGCCTCAGGCTTCATGAATATGACCTGGCCTTGCCCAGACTTATAAAGAGAAGTTGGGTTAGAAACAGAATCGGTCTTAGCGATCCATCCGGAGTTAAGTTGAGAATCAACTAAGTCAATTAGCTTAGAACGCCTTTTGTTTAGTTCTGTTTGAGAATCTCTATTAACCCTGCATAGAGATTGTATCTTCCAATTAAATAGATCGTAAGATGGTTCGAATATGCAGAAGAATGGGACGAAACAGTAATCGTTTAGGCCGTATGGGTCCTTTCCATAATAAAGTAATTCACCTTCTACAATTATACCTAATTCAACGGACCTAACTGGTTTCTTAATTATATCTAACTGAGGGAACATCTCCTTAAATGCCTTGAGTCTTCTCTTGTCTCCCTTCCATTCACGAGTCTCTCCCGTTTCCATATCAACGAGAACTTCTTTTATTTCCCATTTAGTTCTCCAATACTCGTTATAGTTCATTAGTTTCTGCATTCCCCATTGTCTAGCATAAGGCATGTAAGTAAACTTATCATCCCTTGTTCCCCATGGTAATGACATAATTACATCTTCTTTATCCGGTAACAAAGATATAATCTCAGTTCTACTAAGATACTTTCTACGAGCAACAAAAGAACAGTCGGATAGGTCCCTCTTCGTTAGGAATGGATCAAAAATCACCGCGTTCCAATCGTCTTGATGAAACTTAATATCGCCAGAGATTGGATCTGATCGATAATCCATGTATGGGGATAGGAAACATAGCCCTGAGATCAATGAACTCTTAAAAGCGCTGCTAATGGCCTCGTAGCCCTTTCCGTACTTCATGACGTATTGCATGGAGTCTGTAAGAATCTTAGCCGTGATCTCCGAAGAATCTTCGATTGGACTGACGATGCTGGAATGTCTGTTCTTGATCTGGCGACCCGACACCAGATTTATGAGGGCCATCTGGCGGTTGTATGTGAAGCTAGATCGGCGCTGGTTGTTGAGATAGGCCAGCTCTTCTAGAGACCATTGATTCGAAAGGTAATAACTGACGTCCTTATAGGCTTCAGCATAGAATGTATTGAGAAGCTGGTAAGACCTCTCATAGCTTTCCCCAAAGTCTTTGATGATGTCTTGGTGGAACTCGAGGCGAGGATCTGATTTGGCGATTTCTTTTCGGTAGTGCTCTAGAAATTCGGTGGAATCCTGAGAACGGGAATAGGAGGACATGGGACTAGACATTCTTTACCTCAGTATAATCTGAGTATAAAGCTATCTAATTAAAATTTAAAGTTTACAAAATCTCCTAGATTGCACAAAAAGTACAAGAAGTGGCATTATTTTCGGGAAAAAGGAGATTTATGGGACTAGAGTGGCTTAAAGATAATCAAGAGGAAATTTTATTCTTCTCTCAATTAGTTCACGACTATCAAAAACTGGCCGCAATGAGGGTTATGCAAACTCTCCGAGAAAAATGGAGATTGTCCCAAGAAGATTGCCAACATCTCATGATTTCGATATTTGGACGGCAGATGAACGAGGCTTGTTATTCCGTCGGAGGAGCAATGATGGCGACTAAGATGAGAATCGATGAGATTCTTCCTAGCGCTACGATAGAACTCCTGAAGACGGCGCTCATAGACTCGGGCATAAATGATCCAAATCAAAGGAAAGACGTGGACATTACTTTAACTCATTGGAGAGAGTTTCTTTCGAAGGGAAATTCGGAATTTATGGTATGAGTATAATTAAAATTTAAAGTTTACAGTATTAGAGGGATTCAGGAGGCTCCGGTAATGGCATCCAGTGGGTTACTTTCCCTAAATCCAAGTCGGACCTTTGTGTCATAAAAATTCCCTCATTGAGAATATAATTTCCAACAAATATAGGTCTTTCCATGAAATCATCATCTGGATGAAACCCCTCTTCCCTGGCATCGTGGTAAACTAAAACATCATCGCAATGATCTGGAACTCGTTCTTCGATCCTTATCCATTCATTCATCTAATATGTATTCTTTCAGTTTGTTTTTTAATTCCATCAAAAGAACGGGCGCTTCTTCTTCTCGAAACTTTCGATCAGCCTCTCTTCGTTCTTCAGCCATGTTTTTCTTATATTCTTCCCTTTTCTCAACACTTGGAATGAATAAAGATCCCATTTCCAGCATTTCTCCTCTTATTGTGCTTTCTAGAATCTCTATATTATCTTTTATCCTACATACACAATAACAACCACCGTTATCCCTAGTTTGACAGTTTGCTAGCAAACACCGCCTTCCACAACACGGCTTATATTTCATTTCGGAACCCCAGGCGGAGTTACAGGCTGAGAAGGGATATTCGTAGGAGGATAAGGCACAGGTGATGGTGATATCGGGCTCATGGGAGACCGAGGGACATCGGACGGGAGATTGGGGATGTTAACCATTCCTAGGGGCATTTTTATCTTCCTTTTCTATTAATGGAACAAGAATGAGATCATATCCAGGGATAGGCTCTATCCTAAAATTGCAAATTCCGGTTCTTTTTTGTATTTCAAATATTTCAGAAAAAGTCGTTTTCCTGTAGATAACCATTTCTTTCATCAGAACTTAACCGGATTAGTTTGTTGAATCGAAGACACTGGAACTGCATACGGCCAATAATAGAGAAATGGGCCATAGTACGGAGGAGGAGAAACCTGCACCATCCCCTTACCACCGGCGCCACCCACACCGCCTTGAGTAGCAGAATAAGGCAAAGGCCATGGAAATGAACGGGCACGCGGTGGAGTTTGGTTGGCAACCATCCCATTTCCCCCAGAATAGCCGCCTAATCCGCCTCCACCGGCGCCTCCAGTTGAAGTATCTACAGGAGGATTAAATCGAGAAGTCATGATTTGCTCTCTTTTTTATTCTTCTCCATTTTAGCATATATCTTTATTCCCGACTTAGAAACATGCTCAATAATCTGTTGAATAGTAATATCATGTCTAAAGGAGATTTTTATCATCATATGCATAGCTACAGCCGCAAAAAGTGGCTCTGATATTTTATTTTCAATGCAAAAATCAACTAATTTATTTTGTAAATTATTCCCTTCTTTTTGAAATTCTTCTTCATTCATCCCTCAAAACTCCCATCGGGACTTCTAGGGAAAGGCTCTGGAAGATCTGGCGTATCTAGGTGTATGTCCAATGTCCAAGAATTACACAACAAGTAGATCGTATCCACGTCGAAAAGATCCTCGAAAGTAATTTCATGAAACCTTACTGCCTCTCTGGGCTTTTTATCTGAAGAAGATCCCCCGAAAACATATATTCCGCCTATTACTAATAGGGCCGTCCAAATCCATAGTGATCTAATCATTTTTCGATCCCTCCCCAACATGTATATCTTTATCGAATCTCACTGTTTTCACTTTTATTCCGTTAACATAAATCTTTTTAAGAACTCCATTACAGTATACTAATACTATTTCCGAATTTTCTAATATTTTGGCATTATTCGATTTCTTTATAATGAAATATGATATCAAAAAAGAGGATAGACCACACAAAAACCCAAGAAAGACATTAAATAACCAAATCATAATCGTTGATCCAAAGATATTATCCAATCCTCAGATAGAATATGCGATTCCAATTCTTTTGGGAAAGAAAAAGTTAGGTTTTCAGGAGACGCTTCCATCGAAATCTCGACATTTCAGCTTGAACATGACGGGATCGCCATTTCGGAATAGCATGAGCGGAAAGCTACGAGCGATTATTCCTTCCATTCTCTGAGGGATCGAGCTGCATTGACTAAGAGGATTGGACTTAACGAACTCGACAATCTCATGCTCTTGCATGAATCCCAGCTCAGGAGCGAAGGGGATTTCTAGCTTTTTGGCTATATCTTCGACAGCCAGTCTTTCTAGCCACCAATCACCTACTCTGACATCGAAAAGACAAAAGCCTGGATCTTTTCGATAGTTCCCGCCACAGGACTGTATCTTAGGTCCATAGCCCTCACCGTATAGAACAACCTTAGAAACATCCTTATAGAATGCAGACTCGATCCTTTCGGCCGTAAAGTGTGTTTGCAGGTATTCTAGGAGGTGGCATGGAAGTTGGGCATTTGAGGTTCGCCCATGAAAATTAACTCTTCTACCAAATTCTTCCACCACCTCATCTCCGTCTCGAAAATAGACAAGGGGGTATTTGTCGTAGTAAATCCGGATATTGGTTCCATCCACCTTTTCTTGGACGCTCCAATTTCGGATATTAGAGAACTCAGAACGAGCATAGTCTCCAACAATGAAAGACTGTCGACCTTCTTGATGATCCTTGGATTTTTTCTTTGCCTCATTAAAATACCATCCCTGGCGTTTCCAAAGGCTGTTTATTTTTGGGTATTCCATGAATCCTCTATGAATAAAAACCACATTATTTTTCTAACAACCTCTTTCCAGCGGTCTCTTAACCTGACGAAAAATTGGAGCTCCCTCCACCAAAATTTTAGAAATGGTCGCGTAAATGGAGGATCATAAATCCCACAAATGTCCCTATATTCACGAGAACAATGGATTAGCTTTCTTAAACATGTCTTCGGCTTCTCTATCCCCGATTTTATTCTTCCCAGCGTCAACATAGAGTCTGACTGCAATAGCGAGATAGCGCAGGGAATCGGCGGCGTGGCTCCATTGATCGTGTACCGGCTTGTCTTTGTAGACACTTCTGGTTTCATTGTATTCCTTACGATAGTTGTAGATGGCCTTGATTAGGTGTTTGCATCGAGTATGATCGATCCAAAAGCGCGGAAAGATACCCCGCACAGCTTCAATGCCGTCCTCAAGTGAGAGCTTGAGGGTAGGCAAGGTAATAAATCTAATTCCGAGGGATCTTCCAACCTCTCTAGCTGACAATCCACTACTAAAAGCGTGGGATTCAATATCGTGGGGAGCATAGTGATCTGCGTAAATGTACGGCTTACTTTGAAGAATTCTCGCGTAATGAGCGAGCCCCTCTCCTTCGTTCTCATAGTGGTCCACAATATGGACCTCTCGTCCGCAAATCTGGAAAAAGCAGATTGAACACGCGTCACCGTATCCGATGTCCCAGGCTGTATACACTGGTAACTGCGTATCGACGGGGACGTTTGTAACTCTTTTTTCATTTTTCGCATCCTCCACGTATTGAGAGTAGTAAGATCCTTGGATACCGAGGGTAAATGAGCAATAAAACTCCTGTTGAACGAAGTCCTCGCTCATTCCAGAGCTTCTCTCCTTCTCTATCTGCTTAGTGGTTATAGCTTTCGTGTCGTCCACCGTAAGAAGCTGACTAAACCATTCAGGATTGTTCTTAGCCATGTCATAGAGGGTTTTCGCATGATTTTCTCCCCGTGGCGTGAATACAAAAACTGCCCAACCATCATTTTCAGCCAAAATCGGGCGTATGAACTCCCATGCTTTAGGATCTTGTATGCTGTATTCAGAGAAAACACAACCAATAGGATTTGTACCCACAATAGTGTCAATGTTGTCCGAGCCAATAACTTGAATAATCGAACCATTATGCAACCTTATTTTCATTTCTGTTGAGTTTGGCTGTCCTAAGACAAGTTCTTTGGGCAAATGATCGAGCATGCGAAGGCCATCTTTATCTATACCGTCCCAAAGGATCTTCCTTCCCTGGCCATAATGAGGGAAAAAGTAGTAGTAGATCCCTTTCTGGGATGCAGCACGAGAGATCATGTAATTCCAAGCGCTCTTGTCCTTTCCAGCGCGGCGATGCCACACCAAAACAGCGCGCTTTTTACCGCTTTTCATTGCGTGCCAAAACTCTTTCTGGTATTCTCTAGCCTCATACTTGTGGGGAATGGTCAAATTGAACGCCTGTACGTTCTCTCGCTTGGACAGCGGTACCGTTTGGCCTAATCCCCCTTTTTGGACGGTGCCTGGAGTACCCGGTGGAACATACTGGCGTACCGGTGGCGATGTTTTTTTGTTTCTGGCGAGGCTTCTTTGAGAGAACGATTTAGCCATCTTGCATTAGCCTTTTTAGTGTTATTACTTTCGGACCCTCTCATACACTATTGAACTTGCATTCTCGTGGTGACGATGACCTCAGAGACTTCGCCGACGAACTCTGATCTAGTTTTATCTATAAAATCCTTAAGTAGAGGATCTGATTCGTGAAGACATACCTCTCTATATTCTAGAAACTTCTTTTTGAATGTAACGTGTTCATTCTTAAGAGTTACCGTGATTTCAATTGGAGTGCTCATTATTTTGCCTTCTTTTTCATCTTCATAGACTTGTCACACTTCTCGATCTTCTTATCCCGACGGATGTCTATCTTCACGAGCTTATCCATTTTCTTATCCATTGATTTCTTAACTTCTTTAATCTTCTTGTCCACGCTATTACTCCTTTTTTCTTTACCGTATAATTCGTGATAATTTTTCAAATCAGATAGCATTTCATTTATAGAAAGACCCAGTGCTATCGACATTGTATGAAATCCGGTTCTGAAAACCGCCAAAGTTGCAAGAGGAGGAACAATGCCCCCATCCCTAAAACAAACTAGAATTGCTTCAACAACATCAAATGCAAAAACCTGCCAATCTACTTCTTTTTCTTCGCTCATCAATCGCTCCTCTATTCGTTTTTCATGTTGTCTATTTCTCGGTCATACAGGTCAGCAACCTCGTTAACCAATTGCCTGAATTCTTCTTTTGGGAACCCCATCCCCAGAGATACCCTAGAAAACCCATTACCGAAATAGGACAAGACTATATTTGGAGGAAATCCACTCATTTCAAACTGCTCGAGTGAACGGGTTACCATTTCCACTATTTCATCAGCCGAACAATTATTCGGATTTTTCATCACTTACTCCAAGGCAGTTCGTTTATAAACACATTAAAATGCGTAGAAGTAACCTCATCAGCGGGCTTGTCTCTGTACTGCAATCTCTGCTTAGAGAGCCATATAAGCATAGGAACGTTCCCCTTCATCGCCATCTCATGCATCTTGCTTCGGATAGAGGCCTTTCCTGCAAACTCGCCTTTCTTGACCAGCTCATGGCAATGCGTTTCTAGCGTGTTGACGGAGCATCCCATAGCCCAAGCGATCTCCTCTTGGGTACAATCTTCTGCGGCCATATCATAGATCCGATCTTGGTGGAGCTTGGAGAAGCCAGGGCCATTTTTCTCTTTATTGGCCAGAATCTCCTGATCACTTAGCTGAACGGACACACCCAAATGACCAGGATCCTGAGAGCGTATAGGGGACGCTTCTTTAAGAGGGGCATTCCTCTTCTTCTTCATATGACTTGCGATAGCAGCCTTGGCTCTGGCGGATTTAGGGCGAATCATATGTCTACTTTATGATTCAGAGACTTAGACACCACCTTTGCCTCGTGTCCGTAGTATCCATTATGTGCATTGTATGCCACGAACTGAAGAGTTCCTCTGTCTGTTTCTATATTGACGCACATCATTCCGCCCTCGTCTAACCCGTATTTCGGAAGCATTTTCTTATTTAGACAATCGTCTACAACGTCTATACAAACAAGAGATGCCCCGATAAAGTCATTTGGATTATCTTGACACCAGAAATAACCCCATTCTTCGCAACATTGATGGAAACTATTTATCGTCAAATCTATGGATTGTTCCGTAGTGATCACGCGGAACCCTTCTCCAACGCAAGCCCTACGGGGCACATCGGAAAACAATTCTTCTATAGAAACTATTTTTTCATTCATAATCATCCAAATAACTTTGTCGATCCCGTCTCATTGTCCATATGCTCGCGTATCTTTTTGACTTCCTCAGACAACGTTTTAATATGCCAAGAAATGTTACTAAGGCTCTTCTCGATAGGCGGAAGTTCTTTTTTAACATCTGGGGTGCTCATATCTAATTCTCCGATTACTTCTTTTTCTTAGGGATCTTGGCGCCGCTCTTTCTCGCAGTATTGAGCGCAGCAGCAACCGCCTGCTTCTGAGGATGACCTGATTCGACCATCTCGCGGATGTTTTCGCTAATTACCTTTTTAGACTTTCCTTTAGCTAGTGGCATATAATCCTTGTTGTTTATATTTTCATAAACAGCGAGGCTTCCACTAAACTAGCAACTTCTTCGCTAGCCTGTGCAGCCCAATTCATTCTGTTTCTGGTGATTTGTTGTTTAGGGGATTTCATTATGAGGTGACAAATTATTCGAGGATCGAAGAGAACCTTTCCTTTGCCCCCTTTTGCGGTTTTGGGAATAAATATAGAATGCTGTGCGAATAGATCGGGGTTTTCTCTCTGAAGAACCCTAATCGAAGTTGGTTGTATGAATCCAAATTTATTGCAGAATTGGTGTCTAGTCATCCACCCATCTGGAACAACAGGAGCCTCTTTCTTTGGCTTAGGAGCTTTCCTAGGCATTGTATGTTTCTTCGACTTCTTCGGCTGAGGCTCAACAGCGACCTCGTCTTTGAGGGACTGAAGGAACTGTTCGATTCTTTCGATAAGTAGTAAATTGTTCATTTCCAAATCTTTAGTTAGTTTTTTTATCTTTTCCGACAACAATGAGGCGTTATTTTTCTCCGACAACAGCTCTATTTGAGCGATGTTAATGCCTCTTTTGAGGATGTCAATGTCGAGATCAAGTTGCTGCTCTCTCTCTTCATATCCCTCAATGGCGTTTCTCTGCTTATACATGTGGTCTTGCAGCTCTTGCTTTTCCACAGAGATCTTTTTGAAGGCGTCTCGGTCATATTCGTTTTCTGTTTTTCTAATAGACTTTTCTTTTTCGAGTTGTTTCTCTAGAGTCCCTATGACGAAGTTCTTACTTTCGCAAGAGGCTTGCAGAACTTGTATCTGCTCCTTTAGGGCGTTGATTTCATTTTTTTTATCCCAAAAAAGCTGAAACCAAACGCTCATTGAAGCCCCTGAGCAAGCTTAAATCCTTCTATGATAGACTCGGATTTCTGCCACTGCGCAACGGCCATATCTTTTTCTTTTCTAAGATTATCGACCTTGTTGATAAGCTCGATGGTTCTGGCATCAGAGGCCCAATCCATCCTGGCCAAAGAGTGCTGAGGTGGTGTAGGAGGAGGAATAAGCTTCATCGTTCTTACGTCTCTCTCTAAAGACTCCAATCTCTCGAGAACGCACATCATGTTTTGATGCAAACAACCCAAATCAATCAGGCCATCTCTTACCTTCCAAGAAAACTTCATCTACTCTCCCTCTCATTCTTAGGTCGTATAAAAATATTTAGTTTCTTTTTTCTGTTTAGGCCATTAGTGAAATTTTGAACAACTCCTTTTTCCTTGAGGTCCGAAATCTCCTCTCTAGACAGAGCAATCTCAAGATAGTCGGTCCCCTCAAATCCCTCTTCAAATAGGAAGATCATCGTCTATCCTCGTGGGTTGAAAGGAATCAATAGGGATTATGCGAACGAGAGTATGAGCGCTTTCGTGATAGCGCTTGGTCATGCGAAGGTCTACAATCTGGGCATCATCTGCATAGAATACGCCCTTCATGATGTTGGTAATGAGATAAGCCAGATTATCCACGTCGGGCTTTTTGATATGATGAACCACGCCATTCAGCATTTGCGTTCTAAGGGTCCTAGAAACGCTTTTAATGGGCTCAAAGAAAAAGTGTAGATCTACCCTTACTGAGCATGTTAAAGGGCTGCTGGGGGCATAGGGCTTGATCTGCCAAAGAATTGACTGGGCTTCCTTGGCAGAGGGATTGTATGCACGCCCCCGAGCGAATCTGGTTTGTTTTTGTGGGATCGGATCGCCATGGATCTCGAACTGGATCATTGAGTACCTGTGTTTTTCTCACAAGTACTACAAAGTATTTATTTAGAAAAGCCTTTCTTTTCTACTTCTGCATAAGGAATCAACGACTGTTCGAAAACGTGCATAAGCTCTGAGGATGGAATCCGGCATCTACTGGCCGCTGCCAAGTAGCAACTCAAAAATGCAGATAAAGCAATTTGCGGTCTATGTTCATATCCTTCTTTTATCATTCTTTTCATAAACGCTCTTCCGGCTTCTTTTTCTTCTTGTTCGGTTTTCATTATTTTCCCCCGTTCTTGAACCTAGAGACCAGTTCTCGGATCTTTTTTATGTGGAATTCAATTTGATGTTCTTCGGATTCATTATTACCTCCAGCCACCTCTTGCGCCTTCAAAAGGGCTCCTAAGGCCATAGCTCCAACTCCAAACAAGCACGCTATCATCGAGTTTGGAGAGGTTTTTCTAGCAATAGCTTTATCTATTTCATTCTGTAGTCCCTTATCAAAGACTCTCATTGTTTCAATTTCATCTTGAAATTTGTCCATTAATTGTCTCATTCCATCTCTTTAGATATTTCTTCGTAGGTTTCCATTACGATGTCCATTACCTGTTTCACTTCTTCCTTAGACCTCCCTTCCATAACCAGGGCATTTGCCAGCATGTTTACACAAATAATAGAACCACAAGAGGCATTAACTTTATTTAAAATCATGCAATCTCGAATTAGCCCAAGAGCCCTCCTTACCTCGTCTTCTACCTCTTGTTCGGTCATTTTACTCCTGTGCTTCATGTCCATGCTCCTTATTGTATTTTTCATATCATTATCTGACATCTTCAAACCTCTCTGTGTAACTTTTAAGTGCAGCATCGAACATAAGCCTCAGAAATTCCGGTGGCATTCCCGATCCGTAAGCAATATTGAGGATGGAATTCATCAGCGCCAGATACATGCTCGATCCTTTCTTCCCTTCACATAAGGATTTTAGTTGTTTGCAACACTCATCATATTCTTCTTTATCGTAACTCATTCCTCATCCTCCGAATTAATCCGCAACATCTCTGGATATTGCTTAAGGAATTGCTTAAATTGTGCCTCGACTAGCTCTAAGGGAGCCCTCAGAGTTATCAGTCCCATGCCCATCACTTCCATCAATGCAAGGATGATGTTAGAAGGATCTGTATCAATCGGGGCTTTGTCCAATGCATGGAGAATGGCAGTCTTGGCCCATTCTATCTGGGCTCTAGCTTTTGGTGGGATCGGGGTTCCTTGGATTTTTTTACTCATTTTTCCTCTTTCCATCTCTTAAATCGGTGTTTCATTGATTGTACCCATAGGTCAAATTCATCGTCGGTTAGACCTGTTCGTGCGGCTATCATACAGAAAGAAGAGATAAGGCATACCATCATGGTCACTGGCGATGTTCCTAGCTCAAGACCTTCGTTGATTGCTTTAGTGATATGTTCTTGAAATCGATCCATGGGATCTGTTAATTCTTTTTTTAGATCTTCTTCATTCATTGAGGTTGCCTCCTGTGTTTAAAAATATCCCTTAACTCCTTGATCGTAACTACGCCCTCTGTTATCTCAGAGATTTTACGAGCAGTAATCCTAGATGGGGTATGCCCATGATTGATAATCCTGTAAATAGTATCGTCCGATATCCCGGCCTTTAAGGCAAAGGCCCTGATGTCGATTCCGTACTCTTCAATATACTCTTTTAATTCCATAAGTCGTTCATTTTTAATGGGTGTCTCTGTTTCTCCCAAAGAGGTTGCCACATCGTTAATTTAAGGTAAATTGCTAATTTTTGCGGAAGTTTGCGAATTTTCTAGGATAAATGCGGATGAAGTGATAGACTTTCGGCATAAACAACAACCCAAGGAGGGTAGCATGAACAAATCAGAACAAATCGGAGAGCTTTACGAGGCTCTCTCTAAAATGCAAGGAGCCCTCAAATCCGTTCCCAAGAATGGAAGAGCTCATCAAGAGCGCAAGTATTGCACTCTGGAAGATGTTTGGGAAACAGTACGCAAGCCTTTATCTGATAATGGCTTGGCTGTTACTCAGGCTATCGAGCATCATAATGATCAGTTCATGCTGATCACTGAGCTTGGTCATAAGTCCGGTCAATGGATGCGCAGCTTTTGTCCTCTCATGATGAAAGAGCAAACATCTCAAGGATTTGGATCTGCTGTGACTTATGCCCGTAGATATGGATTGGTTTCCTTGCTTGGTGTATGTCCTGATGAAGATGATGACGGTGAGAAAGCTGTGAAGAGCAAGCAGGAGCCTATTCCTGTGGAGACTAATAAGCCTAAGAAAACTGTTGAGCCTAAAACCGCAGAAGTTATCGAGCTAATCACTCGAGATCAAAAGTCCGATCTTGAGCTCAGCCTAGTAGGATTCAAGGATTTAAGATCTACCATCCTGGAAAGATTGGGTGTAGATCAGCTCTATAAAGTCCCTGCATCTAAGTACGACGATATTGTGGGATGGGTCAAGAAGCAGAAGGAAAAGGCTGCATGAGCCCGATTGAATTTGAAAGGGCTTATCATGCATGGGAATATACCTGGATCGATGGGCCTAATGTAATAGAAGAACCTAAACAAACTAACGAACTATATGAAGAGGTTGAATATGGAACATAAATTATGTAAGTTATCAGATATAACTAAAGAACAAGTATTAAGTTGTATTAGATCAGATAAAAGAATGATGGATATTTATATAGAAGATTTGTTGAAAAAAGAAACTAAGGATATGTGGTCTATAAACCACGTGAGAGATTTGTATCACGATCATCGGGTATCCTGCACCATCCTTACGGATTACTTAGAAAGAATGTTTAAAGAAGAAGAGGTATTACATGAAACAGCTAACTGAAGAAAGATTTAGTAAAATGGAAGAAGATGCAAAAAAGTTTTCGAATGTAGTACTTGAGTGTCTCGTTATTAACAATTTCGATTTCAGAAACGCTTCCTTTTTATTTGCGTGGTGTCTTTTTTCTGTATGTGCTGGAGGAGAACATAAGTCTATAGACGAAGTAGAGGAAATATTTAAAGAGTTAATAAAATATAAAAGGAAACAATATGAAACAGCAAACTAAAGAATGGTTGGAGTTTAGAAGGACTAGAGTTGGCGCATCCGATGCCGCAGCTATCCTTGGGATAAGTCCTTGGACTACTCGAAATCAACTTCTTAAGCAAAAGGCTAACGGAGTTGAGAAAGCATCTACTCCTGAAATGCGACATGGGTTGGAATCTGAGAACGCAGCTCGATCTTTGTTCCAATCTATGACGGGTATTGGAACTGAGCAACCCGACTGTTTGATAAGCCCTACACTCCCTTGGCAAATCGCTAGCTTGGATGGTCTTTCTTCGGATGGCCTTGTGGGCCTTGAGATTAAGACTAGCAAAACTCAGGAGCTATATGAGATGGCTAAAAGTAACATTATCCCCCCTCATTACATGGCTCAAATACAACATCAATGGAGTGTGGTTCCCGGGATGAGCAAGCATTTCTATATGGTTTACGATAGCCTTGTGGATGATGCGGTCATCATAGAGACCAAGAAAGATCAGGACTATATTGACCATATGGTCAAGCTAGAGAAAGAGTTCTGGCTAGAGCTCATGGATACGTTGCCTACTCAAGAGATGTTTGACGAAGAATGGCAAGAGCTCGCGAATGAGCTGATCCATATTCGATCCTTCAAGTCTCGAGAAAAGGAAATCACCGATCGCCTTGTGAAGCTAGCTGAAGGCCGAGATTCTAAGGGTTTCGGTGTTTCCGTAAGTAGGACTGTACGTAAAGGGTCCGTAGACTACTCCAAGATTCCTCAATTAACTGGAATCGATCTTGAGTTGTACAGAGGAGAGCCTACGGAATGTTGGACGGTTAGGTCAAGTTAGCCTTCTTGAGTCCGTCATAGATCTTCTTAATCGCGCCTTTCGGTAAGGGAGGCGCTTTTCTTTTCTCTTCTTCGATCTTGTACCATCTTTGAGTTGCTGCTTTCAATTCGTTAAACTTTCTTATTAAAATATCATATTCCATATTACCCCCTTTCGGTTTCGGATAAGAATGCCAATTATCCCTATTTAGGTCAAAGAGGAATGGAAGATAAATTTTTTGTAAAGATCCGTAGAGAAGATTTAGATTGTTAGCTCTAAATCCTTGTCTTGATATACGCTGTGAATAGAAAAAAAAGGTCTTGGAGCCATGAAACCCCAAGACCGGAAAAGGCATGCTTTGAACGAGCGTGTATGATCATACTCTAGCAGGGATTAAAAACAACTGCAAGAAAATCATTTAAACTTCCGGTCGGGCTCCAAGATCTCTAACACACAGGAGATCTTATGTCAGTCATCAGAGTTCAAAAGCTTCCAAGCAACTACGTCACAATCCACAAAGGGTTCCTAGAGGACAAGGAAATTTCTCTTCAGCTAAAAGGGTTTCTAGCCTACTGCCTAGCCAAACCCGATGATTGGGTTTTCTACGTGACCCAGCTTTCTTCTGCGTTAAAGGAAGGAAGAGATGCCCTTTATACCATCATAAATGAGGGCATAAAATTCGGATATATCACCAGAGATTCCCAGAAGACTGAGAAAGGACAGTTCAAAGGGTGCGATTATCGTATCTTCGAGATACCAAAAAAATCTTATGATATAGCTATTAAAGATTTTATCGCCGTGTCGGGAAAGCCGGACGCGGTGGCGCCAGTAGTGGCCAAGTCGACACTACTAAAGAATAACTCTTACTCTTCTTCTTCAGTTCCTTCAGAAGAAAATAACAAGAAGAAAGAGCCGTCGGCTGTCGCCTCTTATTTGACAAATTTATTTTTGGAAAAAATCAAAGAGAGACTTCCCAAATTCAAAGAACCTGATCGTGAGAAATGGACTGAAGAGATGGACAGGCTTATGCGCTTAGATGGCCGTACCGAGGAAGAGGTCCGAAGCGTAATCATGTGGATTCACAAGGAAGCACCCGCATGGTACAAGGCTCATACCCTCAGCGTAGATGGCCTTCGCAAGAAGTTCGATGTCATATCCTCTCTAATGGCAGCCGATAAAGATAACAACATCATCAGACTCAACCGTAAGTATGCTCAAGAGCTTAAAGCTAAGTACCCTGCACAGATGAAATCAATGACATTCGATGCTAGATATGTAACTAATACATTTAATTCCAAAGACTTACCTTTCAGCATGCCTCATGATCAGTTCAAGCGCCTCTTGGTTGAGATCTTCGGAGGGCGCTACAATGACTAACATACGTTGGGGAAAGGAAGATGATCCGGCAGATAAGTGCCATCCGCATTACATGAAGAATCTTTGGCTCATGCAGGATACGGTGAAAAAGTTTGAAGAAAATCCTATCAAATGGGTTAAGTTCGGCATTGGAGATGCAGGAGGCCAGGGGAATGTCATGCAAAAAAGTGTTCTATTCATAGTTTTCAAGGCTCCGTATGATTATCCCTATACCAGTGGGTCATCTACTCCGATCTTTGCTCATCAGGATCATGAAGCTTTCTCTAAGGCGGTAAGGACTACGATCGATGCTTACCGTGATATGTCCATAAAATGTTCTGAGTACTTTGAGGAGAAAGCCCGTAAGACTGCATAGGATGCCCTATAATCGAGTCAAATGGTTATGGGAATACCAAGTAGCCTGAAAGTGTGTTAATCGAAATTTGAGGTGTTTATGAAAGAATTGAAGGAAGATCCAGAGAGAGAGCGATTGAAGCTGTATCAATTCAATAGTCCGGAAGGCTCTTGTGAATATTTTGATGAGCCGGATTGGGCATGCACTTTTTGTAACTCAAGTTATCGTACACATGAATATAAAATTATGCCAAGATCCTGGATATGTGCCGAATGCAAGACCGATGATGAGAAAGCTGAGGACTATCAGCAAGGGTGCTATCTATCTAGACTTGTAGATGGGAATTTGATAATAGTTCAAACGTTTGACTTGATCAAGAAGCCCGTAGAATAAGAAATGCAGCGATCATTTAGTAAAATCGTAGTATCAGTGAGGGAGATTGGTGGGGACTTTTTAACGTCACATACTTTCCCCAAATGACGAACCATCCATTAGACGTCTCTAACTTCTTGATTAAAGAGCCCATCCCCGGTTCCCCGAGGGTAAATTATGGTCGGATAAACCATGGAGATCAAATTCCATCTTCACTCAAAGGATTCCACAACCATTATACATGAAGGATTGATTAAGTAAAGGGGAAATAAACTGGATGGAATATCAGAAAAGACGCCATCAACAAACGAATGATCAGAATCAATGTGATGGATGACCATTCATTCATGCCATCGCTCTACAGATGAGGTAGGACATTACTATCGCAACCCCAAACAAGATGGCGATCATGGTGAATACCTTTTCCTCTTCGGGTTCTTTGAAGTGGCTCATTTCTTCTCCAGATCGACCGGCTTTATCTCTATGATAACGCCTTTGTTTCTTTTTAGCACTTCATGTGCTAGGACGGATAGTTCTTTTTCGGATGCGTTCTTCTCTATGAATCCACAGGAAGTGCATAGGAGTACAAATATTAGGGGGACGTATTTCATGTTGATAATTCTTCTACATTTAACCAAGATTTCGTTTGATCGGAATTTCCATTATAGAAATAGGGTCCGGTCAAAAGCCCATCTGCGGCACATGGGTGCCAAACAAATACATAAGGAGCTACTACGGCAGAAGTCTGACTCAGAGATGCTTTTACGCTTATGATTGTAGGAGCCATCGTTCCGCTTGTAGAATATACTTCCATATATGTTGCAAGGGATACTCCAGACGTTCCTGCTGACACATCAGATTTGTTAATCAAAAGATGATTTGGAAAATCATTTCTTCCGAGATAAACTACTGGCGCGCCTATATTTCGTGTATTGCTGCTACTTACAGTTCCTAATGCAAATCCTATCAAACTACATGTTATATGTAGAACGCTTGTTAATGATAATGGAGTTATAGTAACGGTAAGCAATGTAGATCCCTGAGAATAAGGAATCGCAGCTGCATTAGTTGTTGCAATATAACTTATTCTTGGAATATCAGTTCGAGGAGGATTTGCCGGATCTACCAAAGCAGGTCCTTCTACGTAAAGTCTTTGCAAAACGGTTCCACTTCCACCAGAAGCTTTAGGTGTCCAAGATAATCCACTTGGTTGAGTACTATCCGCCGTGAGTACAGTGGTATCGGCTCCAACTGGAAGGATGAGGGGTTGAAGTCCTGGGCCTGCTCCGGAGATGATATCGCCTTTATTGAACTGGAATGGATTATTGGTGATGTTTGTCGTCATACGAATGATGGCGCTCCCCTTCCGCCGATGATTGACCAGGTTGTATTGGCTACGTTACAGAAAAGAGTGACTGTGTCGTTGTAATGAGTAGAGGATACTGAGCCTCCAACTCCTACAGTAGAGCTTGTAAATCCTGCAAAGATCTGCTGCCCCGGTTGTTGACCTATTGTCCAACCTCCTAAACCGAAGCCTACGATCTGGATTATATCCCCGAAATTGCTGGATACCGGAAGGTTTAGAGTGACTGTAGCTGCATTGTTAGCCTGATATCCCTGATTTGGCATCATATTTGCCGTTAAACCGACTATATTGTTCCAGGTGACTCCTCCACCAGTTGAGCTCAAAGTAATCGATCCTGGGCCATTTGTGACGGTAATTCCAGAACCTGCTGTAATCGTTGCTAGATCTGGGAAGTTTCCAGTGCGTCCGATTAAGATCTGACCATCGGAAGGCTCTATTGTCCATTGCATGGATGAAGTAGGTCCGTCTCCTAGAGCTATTCCATGAAGGGTTTGAGCTCCAAGCTTGTTGGCTAAAGAAGATGAGACTACGGCTTTGGAAGAATCAGCACCTAAAAGGACTTCGGCATCAGAAGCCAGAGCAATAGTTCCTTCTTGGGTAGTAGAAGATGCTAATGCTGATATAGTTAAAGTGTCTAAAGCACCATTCGTATTAATGCCAGTAATATTGCTACCGACTATATTTACATTACCTGCCGACGGATTAACTATGCCTGCATTTCCTGTGATCGTCTGCACCCCTGCGGACGCAGAAAGACCTAAGGGAAGCCAGTAAGCATCTCCTATCTCGTTACTAACCAACAGAAAAGCTGTGGATGTTTCTGTATTAGTCCACAGAGTAGGGACTGTGAATTTGTTGTTATCCGGTGTAGGATCGAACGTCTTATTTATGTATAAGAGTGGATTCCCAGTATAAGCTAAAGGCCCTGCGGGCATTACACCTGACATGAATCACCTTAAGTTTGTTTCAATCCTAGTCCGCCTATCCACAAGGTTCCTTGTGTAGGAGCGGCATTGATATATTTAACCCAGAACTGCTGGCCTTTCTGATACTGAGGAAATTGAGGATCCCCTAAGAAGGAAGCGGGGAAAAGAGGGACGCCATTCACACCGATGGGAAAATTATCATTGACCCCATCGAATGAAACCATCACTGCTTGGTCATAAGAAGTAGAAATGTTGAGATATCCTATCGGATAAGGAAGCGATCCTGGGATTAAGGTATAAGCGGCCGTGACCAATGAAAAGTCGTACGGTATCACAGGTATGGGGAATATCACTCTTGATTGTGCCATATAGATTCCATAAAGTTATAAAATATTTATCCTAAAAACCTTCCAGAGAAGAACGTCTTGAGTTGCCCAGCATTGTTCCCCAGGACGGATACGGTTTGCGCGCCTCCAAATACCGTTACTGCACATTCCACTGTATCTCCTGCTGTCAGTTGTGTTTCGATAGTTCCAGAAGAACAAGCTCCCGAATCCCCTACCAGGCTATGCATAGCGAAAGGATTCACTTCGGCCACTTGGAATGAAAAAGTAGAGGTAACTATGGAGAATAAAAGTCCGGTTTGGGGTGCTGCTAAGTTTGCAACAGTTACGGTGGCTGAAAATTCATATATTCCCGTCTCTGGAGCCGTATATATCCCAGTTACCGTGTCATAATCGGATCCATTATTGTATATAACTGCATCATTGATAACGGTATAGGTAGCAGAAGCTCCGGTTGCATTGGGGACATCAGCTGATTGATAAGCGGAGAAATTGCTTATCTTCGGAACCGATTGGACTGAGCTCCAGTCGGTATCGGCTACGCCTGTTTTTAGATAAAGAGTGGTTCCGTCATCTCCATTAGTTCTCTGGAATGTAGAACCTTGAGCGGCTGGGAATCCCCCTAAAGAAGGGTCACTACCCCCTGTCAGTTGTAAAACTTTATTTACGAACTGGTAAGCTCCAGAAATAGTGGTAAGTACACCGCTGACTGTAGTAGATCCAAATCCTGCTGTACGATATGAAGTTGTAACATTAGATAAATTGATAACTCCAGTTCCGGCCCCACTAATCACATTCCCAGCTGTAGAACCAAGAAAGGTGTCTGTGATATTGATAAGTTGGGTAGATGATTGGAAGACACATGGCACGGCTGAATTATTCCATTTACAATTGCTTATAGATGTTGATCCCGCTGTTTGAGAAAGAGTCAATGTACCAACAAAAAAAGATCCTGTAATATTCAGAGCGGCTA